CGACTTGAAGCCGAAGAGGCTGCACGAAACGCTCCGGTGGACTACGGAAGCAGTGGTTAAAAATATGTGTTGCGCGCACACCACGTTCTGTTATAGAATTTCTTCGGGCGAAGTGCGCCCAAAATTTATCAAAGCCAGCCTCGAGCTGGCTTTTTAATTGAATGAACGATTACACCTCTGCAACTTGGCACCTCCTTCGCAAATGGGCTGAAGCCCAGCTCGAACTGGCGCGCAAGAAAAACGATGCTGTCCAGCTCTCCGACATCGAGACAGCAGCGTTGCGTGGTGAGATTCGTTTCATCAAAAGATTTCTCGACCTGCCCAACGAGGCAGCTCGAGGTGTGGTGGTTGAGCCGGATTAACGTCCCGCTTGGCCGTTTTAGTAAGCCGCCTTCGGGCGGTTTTTGTTTGGAGAGCAAAAAGTGGATGAAAACCAACTGTCTTCGGAAGAAGCGCAAAACCTATGGAACGAAGAGGCTGCAAAGCTGGATGCCGACGCTACCGCGTCCGCAACTGAGCTATTAGCCGCTGCGCCGGAAACGCCGCAGGATTTTGAACCTGAACAACTTCGTGACGAAAGAATCGAAGAGTCGCTGCAAACGAAGGAAGAGGAAGATCCTCTCGCTGGCCTATCCCCAGCGGTCCGGGCCAAGCTGGCCCAGATCGATGAATTAGCGCAAGCAAACGCTCAACTGCTGCACCATGTCAAGACGACTGAGGGTCGCGTGGCAGCGATGCAACGAGAAGCCCAGCAGGCACGTCAAGCGGCGACGCAAGTCGACCCGCAAGATGCGCCAACGCAAACGGCTATCGCCAGCGCCGCCAAGAACCCCGAGAAGTGGGAGCAGCTCAAGCAGGATTTCCCCGAATGGGCAGGAGCGATGGAAGAGTACGTCGCAGCCAAGATCGGCGGTCAACAGCAGCAAGGAATTAGCCCCGAAGCCGTGGCTCAATTCGTGCAGCAACAAGTTGCCACCACCAAGGCTGAGATGGGGCGCCTTCTGGAAGAGGCTCGTATCGAAGGTAAGTACGACAACTGGCAGGACACGATCAATTCGACCGAGTTCGCGCAGTGGTTTGTTGTGCAGTCCGCCGAGACGCAAGCCTTAGCAGACAGCCCTAAAGGCAAAGACGCGATCAAGATGTTGGATTTATTTTCAGCAGCCCAAACGCGTTCAGCCGGTGACATCAAGCAAGAGCGCGGAGCACGTCTCGCTGCCGCCGCGACAACTCGCACTGGTTCGACACCGCCGCCTAAGACCATTGGCGACATGTCACCAGCGGAACTGTGGAACTATGAAGCTAAGAAACGTGAGCGTCAGCTTGCGGATCGAGGCTATTAACTCAATCTGAAAGAAAAGGAAACTAGACCATGTCTATTCAAAATTACGGCACCGTAGCATCGCGTAACTTAATCCGCGCTGCCCAAGGTATGCTTGAACACGCCCAACCCATCACCGTCTTGGGCGACTTCGGTACTCAACGCGAGATGCCACAAAACTCGACAGACACCTTGGTGTTCCGTCGTACTTTGCCATTCGGCGCGTCTACTGCTGGCACATCAATCGAGGGTTCTACCCGCTACGTTGGTACACCAGACATCACCGCTTCCAACTTCGTGTTGGCTGAAGGCGTGACTCCTAACGCAAACACCATCTCTTTCCAAGACGTGTCTGTGCAATTGCAACAATACGGCGTGCTGTTCAAGTACAGCTCTAAAGTTGAGCAACTGTACGAAGATGACATCCCCGGCGAGATGGTCAAGCTGACTGGCGAGACCTTGGCTGAAGTGATGGAAATGGTTCGTTACGGCGTGTTGAAGGCCGGCTCTACCGTGATCTACGCAAACGGCTCTAGCCGCTCTGCAATCAACACGGCTATCAGCTTGAACAGCATCCGTAAAGCAGCTCGTACCCTCGAGTCAAACCGTTCACGTCGCGTGACTAGCCGTTTGGCTCCCGGCGTCAACTTCGGTACACGCGCTGTGCAACCTGCATACGTTGTGTTCGTCCACACTGACGCTGTCAGCGACGTGCGTAACTTGCCCGGCTTCACCCGCGTGGAAGAGTACGGTTCATTCAAGCCAATCCATGACCGCGAAATCGGTGCATGCGAAGACTTCCGCTTCATCAGCTCACCCCTGTTGAAGTCCTTCGCTGCTGCTGGTTCCAGCACATTGAACGGCATGTTGTCTGTTGGCGGCTCGAACGTTGACGTGTACCCCTTCATCATCATCGGTGAAGACGCTTGGGGCCAAGTTGCTCTCAAGGGCATGTCTGCCATCAAGCCTGTGGTGTTGAAAGCATCTACAACCAACCACGCTAACCCATTGGGCCAATTCGGCTACGTGGGTGCTTCTACATGGTTCGCGACAGTGCGTTTGAACGACGCCTTCATGGCCCGTATCGAAGCTGGTGTGACCGCCCTCTAATGGACTAGCTGGGGCGCAAGCCCCAGCGTCTTAACTTAAAGGACACTACCATGCAATCAAACTACTGGAAACTTCTCAACGAAGACCGCTTGGGTAATGTGAGCGCCACGTCGATCACGGCTCCCGTCTTGGGTCCTGTTGCAACAACCAACGCTACAGCCGCTTCGGCGCTGACAGCAGCGGACAGCGGCAAAGTCATCTTTTTGAACTCTGCTACTGAATTTGTTACGACCCTGCCAGCTCCTGCCGCCGGCTTGGCATTCACGTTCATCGTGACTGCCGCTCCATCAAGCGCGAGCTACACCGTTGTCACCAACGGTAGCGCCAACATCATCAAAGGCCAAGCAGTCAACGCTGCCGGCGTCGCTGGTGACACTGGCACAGCCGACGACACCATCACTTTTGTTGACGGCCAGTCCGTTGCAGGCGATATGGTCACCGTGGTTAGCGACGGTACAAGCTGGTTTGCCAAGGGCTTTTGCGCCGTTGCTGCCGGTATCACATTCACTCAGGCATCAGCCTAATTTTTCCTAAAGGACTAAATCATGTCATACAACATCGAACAATCCAACAGCGGCTACCTGTCGCTGACCGCTGCCGGCTTGGCCGAAGGCACCAACTCCGCTACCTTCAAGACTACAAACACCTTGGCTTACACCAACAACGGCGTTTTCAAGTCTAAGGGCGCTACTGACAACTTGACATTCTCTACAGGTACAGCCTTGGCTGCATCTCAGGCTTGCTTGTTCGCAGTGTGGATCGACGCTTCTGGCACCGTTACGACCACTCAAGGTCCTATCGTTGCTGCTGGCGATCCATGCCCAGTGCCTTCACAAACTACAGCCGGTACAACTTTGGTCGGTTTGATCAAAGTCACTACTGACTCATCCACTACGTTCACTCCCGGCACGACTGACCTCGGCGCTTCTGGCATCACTGATGCCTACAGCGACTGCATGGACATGCCCGGTAGCGCACAGTAAAGTTGCCATCCTCTCTCAAAAAGAGGGTTTTGCAGGTTGCCTTCGGGCAGCCTGCTTTTTGGCAAAACAGTTTTTTAAACCTGACGGAGAATAGAAGATGGCAAAAAAAGAAGTAGTCGCCGGTATGGAAATTGTTGATGACGCACCAATCATCGAAACCGTTGCTGAGTCTCGCGACTTCAGCCAACTGGCAGCCGATGAGGGTTTCATGAACGAGATGGTCGAAGTGATGGTTCACGCCACCACTGATGAGAACCAAGCTCCTCATGTGATCGTCAACTGCAATGGCACCAACCAACCAATCATTCGCGGCGTGCCCACAAAGGTTCGTCGCAAGTACGTAGAGATCTTGGCCCGTATGAAGGAAACGAAGTACAGCCAAGTGACACGCAACCCAGCAGCGCCTGACCAAATCGACATGGTCGCGCGTCACGGTCTGGCCTATCCCTTTGAGCTGATGAACGACCCGAATCCTCGTGGCCGTGCATGGCTCCAAAACGTATTGGCTGAGCCAGCTTAATCACGGAGTGACTGAGTGAACTACCTCCAACTTATCAACCGACTGCGTGTGGAGTGCGGCGTCTCTGGCGCAGCTACTCCCCTCACCAGCGTGACCGGCCTGACAGGCGAGTCGTACCGACTCTCCCAATGGATCAACAGCGCATGGGTGGACGTGCAGACGGCTAAGAACGACTGGCAATGGATGCGACAGCCAGTCGAGTTCACTCTCACTACGCAACAACAGTTCTACACTGCCGTTGAAGCCGGCCTCACAGACTTTGCAAACTGGAAGCGTGACAGCTTCCGGGTGTCGTCTGTTGGGCAGGACTACAAGGACGAGCAGCTGACGAACTACATGGACTACACGACGTTCCGCAACCTGTACATGTACGGGAACATGCGGACGACGTATGCACGTCCAGTGGTGGTATCAATCGACCCCGACAAAAAGCTCGGGTTCGGTTCGATCCCCGATCGTTCCTATGTTGTCACGGGCGAGTACTACTACGCCCCAGTTGAATTCACAGCGGCCACGGACACGCCTCCAGATGTCTTCCCCAACCGCTACCACATGATGATTGTCTACCGCGCAATGATGTTCTACGGCGGCTACGAATCAGCCCCCGAGGTCTATCAGCGTGGCGAAACCGAATTTAAGCGATTGATGAACCTCGTGGACATCGATCAGCTCCCCACCCTTATCAGCGGTCCTCCTCTCGCATAAGGCCACTAGATGCCATTGACCACGCCCAAAGTCCAATACGATCTGATCCGCCTTGGTGGCGGCTTGGATCAGGTGACCCCAACGCTGTCGTTGAAGCCCGGCATTGCGCGACGCGCCACCAACTTCGAGTGTTCGATTACTGGCGGCTACTCGCGCATCGCGGGCTATGAGCGTTTCGACGGCCATGAAAGTCCATCTGACGCCATCTACAGCATCTTGGTTTGCACGTTGAGCGCGACTGTCACCGTAGGCGTGACAGTGACAGGATCTGTCTCAGGTGCTACGGGCAAAGTGATTGCCGTTGACGGTAGCAACATTGTGATCACGCGCGAGGTTGGCGTTTTTGAAGCGGGCGATGTGCTCAACGACGGCTCGTCTTTTGTAGCCACGATCACGTTGGTGCAAGGCATCTCGGCCGATGGCCTGACGGACGTGACCTACCGAAACCTTGCCGCTGACGACTACCGCGCCAGCATCTCTGCTGTGCCCGGCTCTGGCAGCATCCTAGGCGTTGGCTATTACAACGGCACTTGCTACGCATGGCGCAACGCTGTTGGCGGCGCTACGGCCAACATGTACAAATCCAGCAGCTCTGGCTGGGTGCAAGTGGCCCTCGGCAAAACAATGTCGTTCAGCAACGGCGTACTGGACATTCCTGCGGGGTCCACGCTGACCGGCCAATCAAGCGGCGCGACTATGGTGGTCACCCGCACGGTTCTTGAATC